AATAGCATTATCACCGTGGCACAGCTTAAAGAGCATTTGCGCGTTGACCATACAGACGAAGACACGTTAATTGAAGCCTACAGAGATGCAGCAATTGCATGGATCGAAGACTATTGCAACACGCGACTGGGCGACGTGAGCGCCGTGGGATATATGGATTATTTTTATAACGTCCGTTTTCCAATTGGCCCAGTTAATTCGATTGCTTCCGTGACGTATACAGACACGGCAAACCAAACCGCTACGCTACCAACGGCGAAATATTGGTTCGACATAAAAACAAAAGCGACACGCATGACGTTTGACAATGTGCCGGATCTTTACGACGACACTTTCAACGCTGTTCAAATCAATATGAACGTAGGGTACGCGGAAGCCGATATACCGCAGCCGTTTATTACTGCTATTCGCTGGATGGTCGCACACCTTTACGAACAAAGGCAGCCCATTATTTCCGGATCGCTTTTAACCATGTTGCCAATTGGACTTTATGCAATCCTAAATCCTTACCGCGTAATTACTTCAGTATGAGGATAGGGCTAAGTGATCGGCGCGTGGAAGTACAGAGATACACCACCACAACAAACACATATGGCGAACGTCAGTTAAATTGGGCAACGTATATAACTGTATGGGCGGAGCTTATGAAAACGGGAATTAGCATGGACGAAAATATCACAGGCAATCAAGATATGCCGGTGCAGCGTCTGCGCTTTAAGATTCGAAGCAGCACCGACAGCCGAGCGATTAACCCAGCGGACCGAGTAATTTATAACTCGAATACATACACCATTCAAGGCATCGAGGAAGTAGGACGTAACGACCAATTGATATTGCTTTGCGAAATAACTGGAACACATGGCACAGGGGTCACTTGAGGGTAAAGGCGGCGGCATAGGTTTCGAAGGCATTGGCGCAGATATCAAACCGCTATTGCAACAGTTTGAAGCAATGCGCAAAGAGATAAATCAAAAAAACGTACAGCGCCGAATTCACAGAGCCGCAGGTAAGTTGTTTAAGGATGAGATGGTTAGAAATATCCAAGACGCTGACGAGGTGGTCCGCATTCGCAGGGGCAAAGCGAAGCCGTTAGATATTCCAATTGGTACGCTTAACCGGTCGGTGCGCGTTTGGTTAATTGACAAGCAGCAAAATGCGTATTGGGTGGGGCCGCGAGTAGGTAAAAAAATGCCATTGCGATCGGATGGCTGGTTTGCAAATATTGTCGAGGGCGGCGATCAGAGTTTCGGCGTGGGAAGAAATAAAGGCGTATTTGCACGCTCTATAAAGAATAAGCGCAACGCCGCCGAGCAACTTATGATTAAGAAGTACAAAAACGCGATTGATAAAGCGGTAAAGGCAAAAGCAAAAACAACGAAAAAATGAACGCAGGAAAAGCAGTATATCGAATACTAAGCACGAACGCGGAAGTGACTGCGATTGTTGGCACTAAAATATTTCCGGAAGTAGCAGAGCAGGAGACCGCGTTACCTCTAATCGTTTACCAGCTGCAAAGCGTAGCGCCTGAAGATACGCACGACGGACCGAGTAAGCTCGATGAGGTACGCTTTGAGTTTCTGTGTTATGCCGATACGTACAATGGCGCGGCAGATTTAGGCGACAAGGTGCGCGGCGCTTTGGATCGCGTAAGCGGCACTTACAACGCTGTAAACGTGGAAAGCGTGCAGTTTAATGATGTCGATATCGACGTAATTGATGCGCCACGGCGTTACGGTCAATCCCTCACCTTTACGTTTCGTATTAAGCGCGATAATGTGGAGATAGCGCAAGGCACGCCGGTAACGGGCGCAATGCTTGGCGATCTTTACAACGTCGATGTTGCAGGCGTTACGGATAATCAAATATTGAGTTACGACGCTGCAACGGGCAACTGGGTACCGGCGGATGACGCGGGCGGCTTGGTGGACAGCGTGAACGGCTTGACGGGCACGGTTATATTAAACTTCGATGATTTAAACGACGTTGATACGGGCACGCCTAGCGACGGGCAACTAATTGCATACCAGCAAGGCGAATGGGTTACAATTGATCAAGACGAAATACACATTCCCATTAACAGCGTTACGGGTTTACAAACCGAACTGAATACGATACCGACCGATTTAAGCGACTTAAGCGACGTTTCGATAGTTGGCACGCCGGCAGGTAATCAAGCGCTTATATACAACAGCGCCACCAACGCTTTCACGTCTCAGGACAGCTACACCAACCGTTTCGAAGACGAGGTAGAAACGGGCAAGGTTATGCCCACGATATTTGCCGAACGTGCTTACTCGGTAAAGTCGGAGGGCGACGGCGTTTTCATCGACCCCGAAAGCGACACGCCAGCGGCGGGCAAAGTAATCGTGCGGAAGATTTACCATAAAGCCGGATTCATTACAGACGCGGACGTAATCGGGGACTATACTTTGATTCATACGTTTGCCGATGATACCGCTTACGCGGATACCGTGGCGACCTTTGAAGGCTTCGAAGATGGCGCTACGTATGGAGTGCCACCGTTCACCTTACTGCAAACATGGGAGGAAGTAGCCGCCGCCCCTACGTTCACGGGGTTATTGAACGAAAGTTACGGAAGCGGAGCGGCCGCCGCATATGGCACGCGTCGTTTAAACGGGCTTTATACAGGGGCTTGCATGACTATTCGCAGAGCTTCTGACGGCACTACGCAAGCGATTGGATTCGTAGGCGAAGAAATCGATGAGAGCGCCATCACGACCTTCTGCACAGGCACTTCGTGCACGGTCCAAGTCTGGCACGACCAGAGTCAGACGGGCGGCACGGGGTCAGGCAACGACGCGGTGCAGACGACGCACACGAAGCAGCCGACTATTTACACGGGCGGCGCGATTGTAAAGGAGAACGGACGGGTAGCGGTGGACTTTGACGGTTCTTCAAACTTTTTAGAAAGCGGTGCTTTAACGACCGCAGCACAACCAATCAGCGTAATAACAACGACCACGCCACAAGCCACGGCATTTTCGGGCGGTATTATTAACACCACCGACACCAACAACTTTATCGATTTTTACCGCACAGATGGAGGCTTTGCAATTAACGCGGGCACGACGCTAACAAGCGGCGCAAGCGTGGATTACGTGCAAGACAACCAATATATTCGGTTCAGCTTGTTCAACGGTGCGAGTTCTGAGATTTTCGCTAATGGGGTAAGCGTTATAAGTGGCAACGCAAATACGACAGGATTAAGCGGAAATCTTTTTATAGGTAAGTTCTTGACCTCTGCGAACAACTATATGAACGGGTTGATTCAAGAGGCCATTATTTACGCTTCGAACAAATCCACCGACCGCACCAGCATAGAATCCAACATAGGCGACTACTTCACCCAAAACACGCCACTACTCGACACGTATTCAGGAGCGGCGGCGGCCTACTCACTCCGCAAGCTATCAAGCTCGTACAGCGGTGCTTTGATTCGAGTCAGGCGCAGTAGCGACAACGCAGAACTTGACATAAATGCGAACGTATTCGGAGAACTCGATACGGTTTCGCTTTTGGCTTTCGCAGGTGCTGGAGATGCGTTCGTAAAGACTTGGTATTCACAGACGGGAAGCAACGACGCGACGCAGACGACGACAGCGCGTCAACCTCAAATCGTTTCAAGCGGTGCGGTAATCGTGGAGAACGGGAAGCCAATTATAAACCTTGTCGCAGGGTCAAGTTCAACGTTGTTGTTGTCAACACAATTAACGAGCGCAACACAGCACATATTTGCAGTAGCGGAAATTGACCAAACAGATTTCTTGGTGATGATTGGGGTACAAAATGGGGCTGGTGTATATGTTGCAAGAAATGGCGATACTGTTAGCGGTAATGTTGGTTCAAGTTTATACATAAACGGGTCAAGTTCAGCAATTACGACGCGCGACCAATTAAGCGACCAACTTCAAAATCAAACTCTACTTAGCTCGATTCAAGATTTATCCTCGGCTTCCAATGACCAAACTAGAATTGGTATGCTTAATGGCAGCGGCGATTCTTTCAAAATGTTCAATATGCAAGAAATTATTTTCTACAGCAGTGAACAATCATCAACGAACAGAGACGGAATTCATAATAATATGAACACCTTTTACAGCATCTACTAATGGACGGCTATATAATCGTACTCCCCGAAGGAACGCTAACAAGCGAACACCGAGCCAAAGCCATAACGCGCGAACTGTACAACATTA